CATTTGTACGCCAAGCTTTAAGTAAATAATCATTTATAGAAATGAAGCGTCCTAAAGGGCGCTTTTTTATTGCCTGCCGAAAGCGGATGCTAACGGCGAATCCGGGCGGATGCCCATTTTGTATATATAGGTTGGATGACCAATGAAACTTAAAACAGTAACAATCGACGGTAAAGTTTATGCGGAAGTAGACGGTGATAAGCCGATCTATATTCATGATGACGGCAAAGAAATGCCACATGATGCACCACACTCGGTAGCAACAATTGCACGCTTAAACAATGAAGCTAAAACACATCGTGAAGCCAAAGAAGCAGCCGAAAAAGCATTAAAAGCTTTTGAAGGAATTGAAGACCCAGCGGCAGCTAAAAAGGCATTACAAACAATCCAAAATCTCGATGATAAAAAGCTGGTGGATGCCGGTGAAGTTGAGAAAGTTAAAGCTGAAGCTATCAAAGCAGTTGAGGAAAAATATGCCCCGATTGTTGCGCAACGTGATGCTCTAGAAGCCTCTTTACATAAAGAACTTATCGGCGGTGGTTTTGCTCGTTCTAAGTACATTCAAGACAACATTGCAGTACCTGTGGACATGGTTCAGGCAACCTTTGGTCATCACTTCAAAATCGAAGAAGGCAAGGTGGTTGCATATGATCCGAACGGCGAAAAGATTTATTCACGTGTCCGCCCGGGTGAACTTGCAAATGTTGATGAAGCTTTAGAGTCATTGGTTGGTGGATACCAGCATAAAGACTTAATTCTTAAAGGTGGTAAAGGAACTGGTGGCGGTTTTCAAGGTGGGGGCAAAGGTGGAGCACCTACTGGAATGAAACGCAGTGAAATGTCTGTTTCTCAGAAAGCAGATTACATCAAAGAACATGGCAATGATGCCTTCCTAAAACTACCGAACTAATCATTAAATATTTGGAGATAAGTAGTTATGACTACGACAGTTAATTCAGACATGATCATCTATAATCAATTGGCTCAAACTGCTTATTTAGAGCGTTTGCAAGATAATTTGAATGTATTTAACCAAGCCTCTAATGGTGCAATTGTTTATCGCAATGAGATCATTGAAGGTGATTTCAATAAAGAAGCATTCTACAAAGTGGGCGGTAGCATCAAACATCGTGATGTGAATTCAACCGCCAAAGTAGTTCCAGAGAAAATTGGTTCTGGTGAGTCTGTAGGCGTAAAAGTCCCATATAAATATGGTCCTTATGCATCAACTGAAGAGGCATTTAAGCGCCGTGCTCGTACACCAGAAGAATTTGCTATGGTTGTTGGTTACGATCTTGCAGATGCATTGGTTGCAGGCCGATTAGAGTACAGTTTAGCTTCTTTAAAAGCTGCTATTTCTAGCAATCCAGACATGGTTGCAAAAGGTAGTATCGTTGTTGATGGCCGCAAAGCATTGACTCGTGGTATGCGAAAGTTTGGTGATAAGTTTGGCCGCATTGGCTTATGGGTGATGAACTCAGATACATATTTCGATATTGTCGATGATGCAATCACTAAGCAAATTTATGGTGAATCTGAAATCGTTATCTACGGTGGTTTACCGGGAACCTTAGGAAAGCCGGTCTTGGTGACGGACGCTGTAGGTGATAACGATGCTTTTGGTTTGCAGTATGGCGCTGTCACTGTAACTGAATCACAAGTACCGGGCTTCCGAGCTTATGACATCAATGATGAAGAAAACTTAGCAATCGGTATGCGTGCTGAAGGTGCATTTAACTTAGATATTCTTGGTTATAGTTGGGATACATCGAAAGGTGAAAATCCTGACCTTACATTACTTGGTTCAAGCGCTAACTGGATCAAATATGCAACCAGCAACAAAATGACAGCAGGTACCTTACTTGATTTATCGGGTACAGCGACAACTGGTTAAAACCTAAAAATTAAAACCTAAGGGGGCTAATAAGCCCTCTTTTTTATTATTAAGAGAAAAGCGCCATGAAGATTATCTATACACGCATTGCAGCAGCGGCTGCATTAGAGACAGGCATTATTGCTAACCCTGACTATTATGAAAACCCAAATTTGAAAGCAAAAGAGGTAATTATTTACGGTAATTATCCAAAGATTCAAAAGGATTATGAATCTTTGGAAGTTCCAGTTGAAGTTCGTAAGTTGGAAGTGCCACAAAAAACGACTTTGGCCACAGTAAATGTCGCAGTGGGAATTACCCCTGAACTTCAAGCTGTGATGGATGATGCAAAAGCTGAATGTGAAAAGGTAGTTGAAGAAAACACTCAGCTTAAGCAGAAAATTGCCATCTTAGAGCAGGCCGGTGGTAACCAGTCAGAGTTGTTATCTGAAAATTCACGATTAAAAGATGCAGCAGTCTTAGCAGATAAAGCTCTCAAAGATGCTGAAGCTCAAGTGGTCGGTATAAAAACTGAATTTGAAGCTTTTAAAAATGATATTCCTGCAATGCAGGCACGTATTGCTGAATTGGAAGCTGGAAAAGCGGCAGAAAACCCAGCTACAGAAACGGCAGCTAATGATTTTGAAAACTGGTCAAATGATCAATTAAAAGAGTATTTGGCTAGTAAAAACATTGGTTACAAGCCGTCTGCAACAAAAGCAGAACTTCTTAAATTAATCCCGAAGGAATAATGCAATGAGCTTTATTACTGTAGATGACGCAAATTCAATTTTGGGCAGCGATTTTGCACCAGACAGTGATAAGGCTCGTCTGGTGAAGCTGGCAAATGTGTGGATGAAAAACAGAATTGGTTTTGTACCAGATCCAATTGATCCACTTCTTAAGGACGCGGCTTGTGAAATTATCAAAGGAATTCTGGCCAAAGTAATTTATAACGGCAAAGAGCAGCAGTTGAAGCGTAAGAAAGTTAAGGCTGATTCTGTTGAGTCAGAAAAAGAATTTCAAGACGGATCTGAAGCAATCTCTAGCTTTGAACAGATAGCAATTGATTTTATTGATTCACTTGATTTGAAAGATCCAAATGCAAGTTTTAATGGCTTTGGCATACCACTTTACAGGGCATGATATGGGCTTACGTGACGAAATTCAGGCAGACATTGCTGAAGCATTTAATGATGATTTAGCAGATGCCATTCATACCTTTACATGTGAGCGGATCTCTAAAACGAATTGGGATCCTAAAACTGAAACTTATGTTGAAGTTAAAGAAAACTATTCTGGCCGTGGCGTTCTGTTTGGCTCATACAGTCAATATGAGATCCAAACACTTGGAGTACTGGCCACGGATAAAAAGGCAACCGTGCTTCAAAATGAAGTAACTATGACTCCAAAAATTGAAGATGAATGGTTAACTGCCTTAGGCTCATTCCGGGTAATTAATATTCAACAGGATCCAGCTAATACTATTTGGAAATGTCAGCTTCGAAAAGTGTAGGGGCTAAAATGGTTAATCCTGATTATGTTCCTGAATGGTATATCTCGCCTTTTCAACATGTGCAGTACACGCTTGCTCGAAATCAACTACACATGGATTTGTTATTTGAAGATATGGATAAGGCCGATCAATTTTTGGATATGGGAGCGGATGCGCAAGTTAGTACTTTTTCTGATGGTGCATATGCAATCGTCCAAATTGGTGATACGGCGGATAAAGACCGAATTCAAGTTTATGGATTGCTTTTACATGAAGCTGTTCATGTCTGGCAAAAGATTAAAAAGCTCATGGGTGAACGAGAACCGAGCTCTGAGTTTGAAGCTTATTCAATTCAGGCGATCGCTCAAGACCTTTTTAAAATGTATGAAGAAAGCGAGGTGAATGATGGGATGGAAGGGGAAAAAGCCAACTGAATTTAGTTTTGATGTGTCTAAAGCAGCAGAAGACCAGGTGAAGCATATTGTTATGGATACTGTGCAATCCTTAGTTAATTTAAGTCCTGTTGATACTGGAGCATACCGTGCTTCACATATTGTTTCGGTTGGATCTGCTGATTTCGGCGTGCGTGAACCTGAAACAAACCCTATTAACGACGCAGCGATTCAGGCAATGAAGATTAAGTTAGGTAATTTGGTTTATATCCAGAACAATAAAGCTTATGGACCGCGCTTAGAAAACGGCTGGTCTGATCAAGCACCACAAGGTATTTATGGCCTCACGTTTAACTTTATTTCTCAAAAGTACGGTGGCTAAAATGGCAATGACTTTAGAGCAGACAAGGCAAGCTATTATTGATCGCATGCAAAGCTTTACGGGTATTGCTCAAGAACGGATTCAGTATCCAAATGCACCTGACTTTACTGTTCCAACAAAAGGTGTATGGTGCCGTTTAACGATTGCAGGTGGCCCGAGTTTTACCTCAGGCATTGCAGATAAGCCATGTACACGCCGTACCGGTAATATCATGATCCAATGCTTTGACCGATTACATACTGGAGAGAAGGCCGTAACGGTTCTAAGCGATGCATTGCTGGCTCATTTTGAATATTTCACAATCGAACACTTAGAATGTTTGAATGGCCA